ACAAAATGGCGGAATTGGCGAGGCTCGAACTCGTAACCCCCGCCGTGACAGGGCGGTGCTCTGACCAATTGAGCTACAATTCCTAAATTGGTGGCAGGAGCGGGAATCGAACCCGCAATCTTTGCGTTATGAGCGCAACGACTTAACCGTTTGTCCATCCTGCGATAAAAGATAGTACCTTTGTCCTATAAACCTCTAGCGTCCTAGATTATGTTATAGTTTTGTACGTACTAAAAACCCGATCACCTTGCACCCAACCTTTCAATCAGGGAGAGGGAACTACCGAGTATGTTAATTGGCACGTCGGGTGGGTAACGCTCCCACATAGGGCAGTTTTGGAGACTGCTGCATTTCTTGTCTGCCACCGACGCATAAAATTTGAGGGGCGGCACATTACTTCCGCGCATGCAGACTTCAACCTCCGCATATTCTTATTCCGACATATACGATGTTTGTCGATCCAGCGGATAGGAAGGGTCTCGGTTGAAGCAATCGCCCCCCATCTGTAATCAATATATGCCACGTGTCTATGATTTCCACGCCGCCCTCGAAAATGGCTGAAGTGATAGGACTCGAACCTATAACAGCCTGGTTAACAGCCAAGTACTCTACCATTGAGCTACACTTCATTAGATTTTTACTATCAAAGATCGTTTGTCGAAGTTTATCGACTATGAATTGATTATTACACTATTTGATTGACATATCAAGATAATTTTGAAATGCCGTTAGTGAGAGTCGAATATACTATATGAGTGTATATAAGTATATGGTAAATAATTCGATAAGCAAAAATGGTAAAATGTCAAGATCTGAAGCTGGTAAACTTGGTGCGTTAAAATCAAAAGACATTATGGCCAATAAATTAAAAGAAAGAGTTAAACATTATAAAGACAATCCAACTTTTTGTTTTCAGTGTGGAGAGCCAATCTGTTATGAAAAGAGATTTAATAAATTTTGTTCTCATTCGTGCAGTGCGAAATTTAATAACGTAAGAAAAGAAAAGAAAAAAATATCATGTTTAAATTGTTCTTCAGTATTTAGTCCGTCACAAAAATATAGAAAATATTGTTCATTATCTTGTCAGGGAAAGAAGCAAGCTAAAAGTACTATAGAAGAATGGAAAAATGGAAATAATAAGGGGTATAGTGGTAAAACTATGCAAGTTCCACCCTGGTTAAGAAAGTATCTTTTTGAAAAGTTTGAATCTAAGTGCTGTAAATGCGGATGGCGCGAAATAAACCCAACTACGTCTAAAATACCATTGGAGGTAAACCATATTGACGGAGATGCTTCTAATTCTAAAGAGGAAAATTTAGAGTTACTTTGTCCAAACTGTCATAGCTTAACGCCAAACTTTCGCGCCTTAAATAAGGCTAGTAAAAGAAATAGAAAGTCAGCCTAACCAGGGAATTGAACCCTGCTATCCGGTTTACAAAACCGGGGCATCGCCACAATGCTTGTCAGGCGTAAAAAATTGTACAGGATTTATTTTTATCTCATTGGCCTTGTCCTGTGTTTGCCCTTCAGTCAGGTGCGACCTGACAACATTGGTGGAGGCGAGGGAGAACTGCCCTCCCTGTCCTTAATATTGGGATCCATATATTCATTCACATGCTTAAATAACTTCGTACTTTGGTTGACTAAAGGTGACAAGGTGTTATTAACCTATTTATGTTTAGAGTCCTACCTCTTATAGTGAAGAGTCTACAAGCACCCCCATGTTAATTTACAGACTACACATGGTTGTCTAACCTATTACGGTTTCCAAAAGATTTAATAGGATCCTCTCTTGGTTCCTTAGACAGCTAGTAGCTCAGCCTCGTCAACGATGAACTGGTCAGCGTTGTTGAAGATGTACTCTGCTTCTGCTAGGATTGCGTCGGTATTGTCCTCTGCGTTTAGTTTTTAATCGTCTTTTTAAGTGGCCGGACGATCAACCACTGCATGCATATACAGATTTCAACGATTAAGTCGAATCTATTACGCCCCCGAAAATTAGATTTTACTATCAAAGATCATTAAAGGATACTAGGATCCAGTATAAGTTATTTACACACAGTAATCAACCTACTCTCTTATAATAATACAATTTTCTTATCGTGTCAAATTATATTTCGTCGCAACGATTCAGATAGCAATCACGACAAAGAGTTGTGGGAACTTTTTCGCCATGAACATCTTCTGCAAATGGGCAGAATGTTTTTTCAACATCATCTTTCTCTTGCTTGCAGTCATTGCATTTTAATTTCTTTTTATGATTCCAATTAATCGAATCATAATTCTCATCCCACTTTTTTTTGCTTACTGGCCTTGGGCTGTCGCCCTTTCCCGCTCCTGTAGATTTATTATCACTCATAAATTAAATTGGATCTAATTCTCCGATAGAGAGATTGTGACAATCTGCTTTGAAAGTCCATCCTAAATGACTTTTCTCGTCCTTTTCTCCCTTCTTGCAAAACCTTGCTTGCTTGAAATATTTATTGCGTTTCTTTTTACCAAGAATCCAAGCTTTGGAAAAATCTTCCATCACTCTTACAAAAACATAATAATCACATTTCTGTTCCGTATTAAACTCACTAACTGAGCAATCATAGTCTGGCTTTGGCTTGCTAGTGCAACGTTTTGTCTTTACTTCGAACTTTACGCCATCTTTTATTACATCGAACTGGTAGTCATCAATATCTTCAGCCTTAAGGTGCCGGGCTACCAAGGCTTGCCCTATATAACCAATAATATTTCCGCCGCCTTTTGTTATACTGTTATGTAAACGTCCTAATTTTTTACTACGTTTAATTGCATCTACGAGTATATATTGAGGTATGTCTATAATTTCAATCATGAGTTTCCGGTTCTCCGCAAAAATTTGGCTTATAAGACCTCAGTTTAATTCCAGCTAATTCTTGGAATCCGTTCATTAACATGTAATGTTCTAATTCCCTTGCTTTTAAGTATATATACTGAGGAACTTCTCGCATTGAAACCGAATCTAGAAACTCTTTTTCATATGAAGGGCAATCTTTCTTATGAGAGTGGTTTGGTACCGCATCCAAATCGAACGAAGCCCCGCAGAAACAGTCTTTTGGTGTAGTGTCGGGGTTCATATTAGTTCCAATATCTTCTGTTTGCATTCGTTAACATCTCCATATACAATATTATAACTTTTTGAGATATAATCAAGCTTTTCTTTATCCAGTCTTTGTTTATATTTGTTTTTGGGGTCTAAATATAAATCATATTGTGGCAAGTAAAAATCAGGATAGTATCTTCTTTTATTATTGTTTTTATCCGTCCAAAATAAAACTATTTTTCTTGATCGCTGCCATTTTATTTTATTTTTATTTAAGAATTTGGCAATATCTACCTCCCACGAAGAATCAAATATTATTCCGTTATATTTATATCTCTTATAATTAGTTTCGCCGCCGCAATTAGGGTTACTAATAGATTTATTTGATAGTAATTTCTTATAGCACTCGTCGCCACATGTTTTAACTGATCTTTTTAAATGTGAAAAATTTTTGCCACAAATCTTGCATAAACAATTATATGTGACTGTTCTTTTGCATTTATCACAACAAGAGTTTACCGAAGATGCTCTAGCGTTGATTTTAATAGGCATATTACAGCGTTTACATAGTGCATCTTTACGATAGGTTGAATGTTTATTTTTTAACTCTTTTAAATACTTTTTGGTTCTTTTACTGGTATTAAACTTACCGGAACACTCTCTGCTACAAAATTTTATGCCATGTAATGTTAAAATCTTATCACATTGTAAACATTTTCTTATATTCGAAGGGTTTAAATGGCATTTAGTTTCATGGTAGTTAACCATATTAAAAATGTCTCCGCAAAACTTGCATTTTTTATTATTGTCCTTATGCTGCCATCTAATATGGTTTGCATATATCTTTTTATTAGCAAAAGACTCTTTACATATATTGCATATTACCATGCTAATAATTACACCTAAATCCATGGTGGAGTCTATGGGGTTCAAACCCATCTGAAATCCGAGGTGCAAGCTCGGCGTCCACATCCAGCAGACCCAGACCCCAAAATTTAATTAAGAATCAATCCCCCGAATATATTGATTACACCTTGTTCTAGCGGTAGTCATATAATTTTACAATTATTCACTAACTATTTTTACAGTGCCTTTAAATTCTTTAAATTTAATCATTGACCAACCATCGCTATATGCGCCAACTGGAAAATTAATTCCATCATTAATGGTTCCACCATCAATTACAATTCCCCTGCTTTGTGAATGGAAAAATACAATTGGCCCATTCTTGTCTATATGACGACCAACCCAAGGGTAAACTATTTCTGGTCCAGAATTTGATTCAGAAGATTGAGATTTGATGTCCATATTTCTTATTATATATTCTTTTTTAATATATTTATAGTATTATTATTTAATAAATTAATTATTTGATATGTAAACGTTCAAACAGCCCGGCTGTGGAATTATTTTTATGCTGACCAGCATCTACCAGCAACCCTTTAATTCCTTTTAATTGAGCAAGCACAAGCGTTTCAACAAAATCATCTATATGAAGTTCAGAATTTAATTCTAAGAGTTTTGGTGTCTTGTCTTTACCGGATGTGCAATGTACGTCTTTGATCGGCAAGTCGTGTAGTTTTACAAAATCTACTACTTCCTGACGATGCTCCTCACTTCTAAATGTTACAATATGCAACTCATAACCTTCTTGGTGTTTTTGCCGAACAAGATCTAATACTTCTGGGATTGGGGATATGTTCCCTGCTCCCATATGTATCCACCCATTCCAGCAAGTATCGGTCTTGGCGAGTGTCTCGTCAAAATCAACCGTGATGCGTTTCTTGCTCATACCGATATGGTATAAGAATTTTTATGAAATGGAAAGCCAATAATTTTTTTAATTTTATCAGTTTCTTTGTCAAAGTTTTCTGGATCTTTCCCGCCACGATAATCCCTGCCTTGAACGTATCTATCGGTGCCGATACCCAAATATTGCATCTTGACAACGGCAAGTTCGTCTTTTGGATTTTTATCGTCTACAAGTATAGCACCCGGCGAAATGTTTATTTTGAGTGGTAATAGTCTATCAACAAGCATGCCGCTCTTATAATAACAAAAATCATCACGTGCAATTATTTGATCATTATTGAAACCAAGATTAAAAACTTTATTGTGCTCTAATGCATAATCACGTGCCGCATGAGTAAGCATGTATGTCGGTGCAATATCACGACAAAACGCAAGAAAATCTAATGCATGTGGGCGCAACATGCTCCAGTAAACTTCCTTGGGGCCAAGGTCTATCTTGGTTCTGCGCTTGTTTGGGTTTCCACCCCATGCCGCATGGATAAGAGTGTTATCTAAGTCTATATAAAATTCTAATTTATTGTGCATCTATTTTAGCCTCGTATTCTGTTATCTCTTTATTACATTCTCTAAGTGTTTTTGCCCAGTGTCTAGCAGCTTCTGCGACTGGATCTTCTGGATCAAAAAATTCCAACTTTCTCGCATGTTTTTCGCATGAGTCTGCCCATTCTAATATAAAATTGGGATCTTCAAGCGCCCGGAGGTAACTGCGAAAATATTTAATTCCCGTTACAAGCCCAAGATTCCTAATTGATAGGATGAGCATTTTAATGTGATTTATTATCATAGTTTTTATTTAGTGTTATTATTCCGTTACCTAGATTTCTTTTTATACTTTTTCTTACTAATTGTATGAATGATTCCCAACTAGTAATTCGTCCAGTTTTTGGCATGGGGATTTTTTTAGTCATTTTTAATATTGATTTCTGTTATTTCAATTGGAGTATAACCAATCTGCTCGGCTGAAACGCATTTGTACCTCAAATCTGGGGCGTAAGTATGCCTTGTCCCATCGGGACCATAAGTTAATAATTTCATTATGCACTTGTTGTGTAGATGCGCATGAACGTTTAATTTATGAGCTTTTCCAAAAGTACTTGGATGTACTGGAATGTGGCTCATAAGAAGCCCACTGTCTAAACGATGGGTTGCGCGAATATCCTTGAAATATTTAGAGTAAAATTTAATATCATAAATATCATGATTGCCACGAATAAGAATTTTTTTGCCCATTAATTTTGAAAAATTATCAATATCCTTGGGTTTCTGTGCGATATCTCCAAGAACATAGACCTTATCGCTAGGGTGGGTAACAACTTTATTCCAATTCTCAATAAGAGACTCGTCGTGCTCCTGTACCGACGAAAATGGGCGTAAAGGTGCATCGTTACCGTCTAGTATTGTACACATATCACTATCCCCAAAATGAAGATCACCGATGACAAAAATATTTTTCATATATTGGTTATAATGTATTTTTATTAGTTAATCAAGCGTCATTGTGATGGTCTGGGCAACTTTTGATTTTCTTTCTCATCTCTGCTCTTAGTTCTCCAAATGTAATAGGCCTTGGGCAATTCTCAACAGAAACCTCATAGTTGAGCCCTGTATTTAGATATAATCTTCCAAGCTCTGATCTATTAAGATTGCCATGTACATGAGAAAAAATATGATATGCCCCTTTCCCCGCTCCATTCCAAGAAAGTATAGGATAATGACTCATAACAATAGATTGTCCATTTACATATGTCTCAAGATAATTTGGAACAAAAAATATATCTTTATTATCAATTTGTAGCAGATTATCATAATCACTATTTTCTGGGAATCCTTTACACGACTCTAAGAGCTGTTTATATCCTGCTTGATGATTGCCGGGCAGTATATAAAGAGTCTTATATTTGAGTATTCTAAAAAGTTCTAGTAGTCGCTCATCGGCACGATGACCAAATATCGTATCTCCTAGAAGGAAACCTATAGTGTTATTATTGGACTTGCTGTTCCAATTAGCAATTAAACCCTCATCATGTTCCCTAGACGAGTTATAACCTCTGGTCTTCCAAAGCGGAACGGGCCACTTCGGGTCATGACCATAATGAAGGCACCCCCAAAATAACACGTCGTGATCTTTAGCCGTAACTTTAACTGGCTTATAAAAGCAGTCTTTCATGCTTTACATCTTAAAGCATTTTGAGTGTCCGGTCAAACCTTTTACTGAGATTTGTGATATAATTTATGTCCTTATTCCATACTATCTCAAATAAATTTCTTTTATATCTTATCCCAAACTTTGTATAAGATTTGCAATTAAAAAAGCTAAAAGATGGAAACCGGCACGGGCGAGTATCTGGTATTCCCCATAGCCCCAAAACTAGACGGTTTTTAATTAGGTTCCAACAAAAATATTTTTTGCTTGGTTTCGCGTTTGCGCCGTTTAATATCTCCCTGTTTAGCATTTTTACAAAATCTCGCATTTCTTGAACATCTTTCCTGATTTGCTCACGGTCTTCTGTAATAAAATTATGAATCATATTATTTTCTATATGCTGTAAAACAATCTTTTGCCTGTTCGATAAGTCTTGGACTTATAGACTTATCATACCATAATTTATTTATCAAGTCAACCCATCT